CACAAACGTTTACTAATAAATCAGGTAATAATACTCAATGGACTAATGGCGCAGGATATATTACATCAAGCAGTATACCAACAGTTAACAATTCTATTATAACTATAAATACTGGAACGGGGTTAACTGGAGGTTCTTCATTTACTTTAAACGGTTCAGCTGCAACTATAAATTTAGTAAATTCATCACCAGACACAGGTGTACCAGCTATTTTATCTAACGGTTCAACACCAAGTTTAAACACTGGTATATCACAACTTGAAATAAGAACTTTAATTGGGGCGGGAACTTCAAGTACAACAGGTACAGTAACTGGAGTATCAGGTACTTCTCCAATATCTTCTTCAGGAGGAACAACACCAACAATATCTATTACTCAAGCAGGAGCAACTATATCTGGTGCTTTATCAAATACAGACTGGAACACATTTAACAATAAAACATCAAACACAGGTACGGTAACGGGAGTATCAGGCTCATCACCTATATCTTCTACAGGAGGAACGTCACCACAAATATCAATAGCAACGGCAAGTGGTTCTGTATCAGGAGCTTTGTCAAGTACAGACTGGACAACGTTTAATAATAAAACAACAAATACAGGAACAGTAACAAGTGTTAGTGGAACTGCTAACAGAGTATCGGTTACAGGAGGAAATTCTGCTGTAGTAAATGTTGTTACAGGTACGGTAACAGGTAGTTCAACAAATTTAGCAACAGGAGCGCAAATACAAACAGCTATTGACACAGCTGTAACAGGAGTATTAAAATATGAAGGAACATGGAACGCAAGTACAAACTCACCAACATTAACAAGTGGGTCAGGAACAGTAGGAGAATACTATATAGTATCTGTAGCTGGATCTACTAACCTAGACGGCATAACAGATTGGGCCGTAGGAGATTGGGCAGTGTTTTCTGATCAAGCAACAGATGCTTGGCAGAAGATAGATAATACTCAAGTTGGTAATGTAACAGGTAGTGGTTCATCAGGAAGAGTAGCATATTGGAACAGTGCTAGTAATATAACAAGTGATGCAGGATTTACATTTAATGGCAGTACAAATGCTTTAACTGTTACTGGTGCAATGACTTGGAGTGGTGGCGGATCAACAGAATCTAATTCTGCATATGATAATATGGTTACAGGTTTTGGTAATTCTGGTTCTTCTACAAAATTACTTACATTAACACAACAAGATGGTGGTACTTTAACTACATCTTTTAGTATACCTCAAGGTACAGTAACAACTGTTGGTGGAACAGGAACTGTTAGTGGACTTACACTTACAGGAAGCGTATCATCTACTGGTAATTTAACATTAGGAGGTACTTTAAGTTTAACAAGCGGTAATGTTACAGGGGCTTTAGGGTTTACTCCTTATAGTAATGCGAACCCAAGTAGTTTTACATCATTTGCAGAGCCAGGAATATTTTCAGGAGGTGGTACACCAACTTTAGCATCTGGTGTTACACAACTTGAAATAAGAACATTAATAGGAGCAGGAACAAGTTCTTCTTCTGGAGTTACAGGTGTATCAGGAACAACACCTATATCATCAAGTAATACGGGAAGTGGCGCAACAACTATATCTATTGCTACAGCAAACGCTTCAACAACTGGAGCTTTAACAGGAACAGATTGGAATACGTTTAACAACAAAACAACAAACACAGGAACAGTAACAGGAACAGGTACATCAGGAAGAGTATCTTTTTGGAGCGGAGGATCATCAATATCAAGTGACGCTGATTTTACATATGATACTACTGATGACTCATTAACAGTAGACAGGATAAAAGTAGAAAATGGAAGTGCGGCTGCACCAACTTTAACTTTTAGACAAGACTCAGACACAGGATTTTATATGCCTGGTCTTGGGCAAGTAAGTTTAAGTATAAACGGATCACAAGTATTTGGATTTGGAACAGGTGGAATAGGAGTTTTTACTAGTAGCCCAACAGCCCCAAACCCAGCAACCAATGATTTATCTACAAAATTAGCAACAACAGCATTTGTAAAAAATCAACAATACATAACCGCATCTTCTACTAATACACTTACAAACAAAAGTGGTAACATATCTCAATGGACTAATGATAGTAATTATATAACAGCTTCATCTTTACAAGGAGTTCCTGCAATTTTATCTAATGGCTCATCGCCATCTTTAAATACAGGTATATCAGCAGCAGAGATAAGAAGTTTAATAGGCGCAGGTACAAGCTCTACAGCTGGAACAGTAACTTCTGTTACTGCTGGAACTGGTATGACTCAAACTGGTACCAATACTGTCAACCCAACATTAAATGTAATTGGTGGTGATGGTATAAATGCTAATACAAATGATATAGAAGTTGATACAACTGTTATAAGAACTACAGGGGTTCAGTCTATGAATGGGGAAAAAACATTTGGAACAGTACCTGTTGTAGGAACCAAAGGAACGTCTGATGATTCAACATATGCTGCTTCTACTGCTTATGTACAAAATCAAGGATATATAACTTCTTCTTCAGTAGGAAATGGCACTATAACAATAGATGCTGGAACAGGATTAACAGGAGGTGGTACTTTTACTACAAATCAAAGCGGAAACACTACTATTACTTTAAATGCAAGTAGTAGTGGAACGGTTACAAGTGTTTCAGGAACAAGTCCTATAGTATCAAGTGGAGGAACTACACCAACGATTTCTATAAATACAAGCTTAATAACTGGGCTTACTAATCTTGTATCAACGGGTAGGATTCTTACTGGAACTTGGGGTTCTAATACTCTGATGACCGTTACAGGAGTTACTGACTATTCTTTTCAAGGAGAGGTAATAAATACTGGAACAGGAACTGTAGTTCAAGGAAAAGTTTATAATTTTAATTCAGGAGGCTCATGGGTAGCGGCAAGTTCTGACGAAGAAACTTCTGCAAAAGGATTATTAGGTATTGCTACAAATTCAGGAACAATGCCTAATGCAGGTATGATGACAAGAGGAATGTATACACTTGCGATTGACCCAGGAACAATAGGAAACCAATTATTTTTAACATCAGTAGCAGGTAATTTAGAAGATGGTGCGCCTACAGCATCTGGTGCTGTAGTTAGAATAGTAGGTACGGTTATGGATTCAACTAACGGTCAAGTATTCTTTCATCCAGACAATACTTACATTACACTAGCTTAAAGTGGCAAAAAATATAGACGAAATAAATTCAGTAGAAATAGATAACAGTTCGAGAATTTCTGGAGTTGTTCCTTCTACTGTAGTAGTAGGTTTATTAGGTATTGATGATGTAAATGGAGTTGATAATTCTGCTCCTGGATTTAGCACAGATTATTCTTTAGATTTAAATGGTTCAAATCAATTAGCTAATTTTGGAAACTTAGCAGGAACTGATGTTCAGCCAACTCAGTCTACAATGAATACTAATGGCTACACAATGGCTGCATGGTGTTATTTTGACGCTTTGTCAGGAGGAGAGTGTATTATAAATGTAGGAAGCTCAGGAACTAACAACTACTATGGCCCAAAAATATTTGTTAATGGAAATGGTGCTTTTGTTTTTCATATGATGGGTTTAAACGGTACTTCACCAGGGGCAGGGTCAAACAATAGAAATTCTACAAGAACATCAAATGGTGCGATATCATCAGGACAATGGTATCATTTAGCGTTAGTTATTCCTTCAGGATCAATGGGGTCAACACAAAATAGAAATGCTTGGTTAATGTATATTAATGGAACGGCATATAGTGGTACATATGTAAGGTCGGGAAATGCAAATTGTAACTTAGCCTATTCAGGAAATACAAGTATTGGTTCTTGGACAAGAGCCAGTAATCAATCATTTTTTGATGGCGAAGTAAATAATGCAGCAATATGGAAAACCGCATTAAGCGCAAATAATATTGGAGCAATATATAACTCAGGAAGTCCAACAGATATAAGCATAAACGCTGGTCTTTATACTGAGTCTGCTAATCTTGCAGCATGGTGGAGATTTAATACTGGATCAGGAACTTCATACACAGATAGTTCTGGTAATAATCTTACAGGTACAGGAGTTAATTCTCCAGGCTGGAGTTCCAATGTTCCAACATAAATATTTTAAAAAAAATATGTATATTTGTTTTTATATATTAATTTTAAATAAAATCAAATGAAAAATTTAACACAAGAAGAATTACAATCAGTACAAGACATACACAACGGATTTAATAAAGCAAAAATTGACTTAGGAGATCACGTTTTACAAAGAGAAGCTTTAATAAAAAACGTAGAAAACATAAGAGTAGAGTTTGCACAAATTGAAAAAAATCTAATAGACAAGTATGGACAAGACTCTGTTATTGATTTAATGACAGGTGAGGTAAAGTCTAAAGAGGAAGTTGATGCAACTGCTAAAATAGTAGAAAAAGCAAAAGTTGATACAGCAGAACATAATAAAAATCTTAAAAAAGCATAATGTCTAAAATAAGCAATCAAGCTGCATATCCTGCTCTATTACAACCAACACTAGATGATTATTTAGTAATAACTGATTACGATAATCAATTAAGAACTAAAACTGTTAATTTAAGTACAGTTAAAAATTTATTTGACGTTAGCTATTCTGATGTAACAATAGGAATAAGTTCGGCAGAATTAAAGGCTTTATTAGCGACACCTAAAACTTTAATAGCTGCGCCAGGCGTAGGAAAAGTACTTGAGGTGTTCAGCATTTTTGCTTACATGGACGTTGGAGTTACGGCTTATGATTTTGCTGACCCTGTACAAGTAAAAATGGGTGTGTCAGTTTGGGCTGATATTCCTACATCAACAGTAATGAATTCAGCAGTTGACGCATCTGCACATTTTTCTAAAACATTTCTTTCTTGTCCAGAAAACACAGCTATTGTGTTTCAAGCACAAGGTCAAAATGCTACAGTAGGAACTGGTACTATGAAAATAAATTTACGTTTCAGAACAATAGATTTACAAACATTTTAAATGGTAATAAGAAAGATTTCTATAGGGGCCGATTATAAATCTGGTGCTATGCACTACATTGTTGGACAAGAAGTCTTAGGTGGTAAACACAAAATTCATCTTATTCAAAATGATGCAATAACAGATTCTTATAGAATTTGGGTTGAAAAAAATTCTGAAGTTTTAGTTTGGAAAGAATTTAAAACAACACTACCTATATCTTTAGAGTACAACATAAACTTTTAATGAAGTCTCCATTTTCTTTTATAGTAAAGCCTATTAATAATAGACGTTATTCTAATATTAAAAATTGGGGAGTAGATTTTATAACAAGTACTTCAGAAGAAGACCATACGGTTTCAAATAGATATGCAGAAGTTATAGAGACTCCAATAGATTATACTGGAGAAGTACAAATAGGAGATATTTTATTAGTTCACCACAATGTTTTTAAATTTTACAACGACATGTATGGGCGAAGAAAAAGTGGTAAAAGTTTTTTTAAAGATGACTTATTTTTTATAGATCCAGATCAGTTTTTTTTATTTAAAAGAAATGGTAAATGGAAAGGGTATCATAAGTATTGTTTTGTAAAGCCTAGTTCTGCTAAAGATACTTTTGTAAAAAAAGCAGGAGTTATTGAACCTCTTATGGGTGTTTTAAAATACTCTAACTCACAACTTGAAAAGTTAGGTTTAAAGGTAGGAGACGAAATATCTTACCAGCCTGAAAGTGAATATGAGTTTGACGTAGATGGAGAAATATTATACAGAATGTTTACAAACAATATAACTCTTAAATTAAATGGATAGTAAAAGTATAAAACTTCAAATTATAAGCGCAGGAGAACAAGCTGTTGTACAGTTAATTAAAGTAGCAAAAGAAGATATAATAAAATTTGACTCTGAAGATGAGTTGGCAGCTGATAGATTAAAAAATGCAGCAGCAACTAAAAAGTTATGTATTATGGATGCTTTTGAAATCATGAAAAAAATAGAAGAAGAAAAAGCCTTATTAGATGGTGTTGACATAAAAACAACTAATACCCCAAAAGGATTTGCAGAATCAAGATCAAAATAAAATATATCACATAGTAAAGAATCTAATTCCTAAGTCTGTTATTTCTAATAAAAATAAAGCTAAGAATTGGCAATACGGATATAATGACAAATACAATGTAGTTGTTATATCAAAAGATGGAACCATAGGTGATATATATAATATAAACAATTTATTAGTAGCTCTTCCTGCAACTCCTCGTTTAACTTCCAAAGAAAAAAAAGAACAACAAGTTTGGGTTGCTAAGCCTATTGAAAAAGAATTAAAAAAAATTCAATCAATATTTCATTGGCATCAAACATCTCCTCAGTTTAAAGCTAGATGGGTTGAATATATAGAAGGCGAGTTTGATAAAAGAGAACAAGGGGAATGGTTTTTAAATAATGGCATTTCTACATATATAACTGGAACACATTATATGTATTTGCAGTGGACTAAAATTGATGTTGGTAATCCAGATTTTAGAGAAGCTAATAGAATTTTTTATATATTCTGGGAAGCTTGCAAAGCTGATTCAAGAAGTTTTGGTATGTGTTATTTAAAAATAAGACGTTCTGGTTTTTCATTTATGAGTTCATGCGAAGGAGTAAATCAAGCTACTATAACTAAAGATGCTCGTATAGGTATTCTGTCAAAAACTGGAGCTGATGCAAAAAAAATGTTTACAGATAAAGTTGTTCCAATTTCAAATAACTATCCATTCTTTTTTAAACCAATTCAAGATGGTATGGATAAACCTAAAACAGAATTAGCTTATCGTGTGCCTGCATCTAAGATTACTAAAAAAAATATGTATGATACAGGTGATGAAGAGCTAGAAGGTTTAGACACAACTATTGACTGGAAAAATACATCTGATAACTCGTATGATGGGGAAAAGTTGCAATATTTATTACACGATGAAAGTGGTAAATGGGAACGTCCTGAAAATATATTAAACAATTGGCGTGTAACTAAAACATGTTTAAGATTAGGAAGTAAAATAATTGGTAAATGTATGATGGGGTCTACATCAAACGCATTAGATAAAGGAGGGGCAAACTTTAAAAAATTATTTGAAGATTCAGACTGTAGCAAAAGAAATCAAAATGGTCAAACAAAATCTGGATTGTATAATTTATTTGTACCGATGGAATGGAACTTTGAAGGTTATATAGATAAGTTTGGAATGCCAGTATTAGAAACTCCAGATAATCCTATAATAGGAATTGATGGTGAAGCTATTACAATAGGAGCTATAGAATATTGGAGAAATGAAGTTGATTCTTTATCACAAGATGCTGATGCATTAAATGAATTTTACAGACAATTCCCTCGTACAGAATCACATGCGTTTAGGGATGAATCAAAACAATCTTTATTTAATTTAACAAAAATATATCAGCAAATAGATTACAATGATTCTTTAATAATTGAACATCATGTAACAAGAGGTTCATTTCATTGGAAAGATGGTATAAAAGATTCAGAGGTAGTTTGGAGTCCAAATAGAAACGGAAGATTTTTTGTAACTTGGACACCAAGAAAGGAATTACAAAATCAAGTGATTGGTAGGAATGGAAAAAAATATCCTGGTAATGAACACTTAGGTTCTTTTGGTTGTGACTCTTACGATATATCTGGAGTTGTTGTAGGTAAAGGTTCAAATGGATCATTACATGGAATGACAAAATTTAGTATGGAAAAAGTTCCAGCCAATCATTTCTTTTTAGAATATATAGCTAGACCTCAAACAGCAGAAATATTTTTTGAAGAAATATTAATGGCTTGTATATTTTATGGTATGCCTATTTTATGTGAGAACAATAAACCTCGTTTATTATATCATTTTAAAAATAGAGGGTATAGAGGTTTTTGTATGAACAGGGTAGATAAGCCTTTTAGTAAATTATCTAAAACAGAAAAAGAATTGGGAGGAATTCCTAACTCTTCAGAAGACATAAAACAATCACACGCTTCTGCAATAGAATCGTATATTGAAAAAAATGTTGGTTTAGATATGAGTGGAGATTATAGAGATAAAGATGATATGGGAGAATGTTACTTTCAAAGAACATTAGAAGATTGGGCAAAATTTGACATTAGTAATAGAACTAAACATGATGCATCTATTAGTTCTGGCTTAGCTATTATGGCTAACCAGAAGCACTTATATACACCGACTAAAGAAAAATCAAAAATAAGCATTAACTTTGCAAGATATAATAACACAAGCTCAACAAGTCAATTATTGAAATAAATGAAAGAGGTAACTATAAATATAAAGTCAGCTGTATTTCCAGATCAATTTGCTTCCGACTCTGATAAAAAAAGTTTAGAATTTGGATTACAAGTTGGACAGGCCATTCAGTATGAGTGGTTCAGAAAAGACGGTGGTAGTTGTAGATTTTATAATCAATGGACTCAGTTTAATAGACTAAGGTTGTATGCACGTGGAGAACAATCAACAGCAAAGTATAAAAATGAATTAGCAATAGATGGAGATTTAAGTTATTTAAATTTAGATTGGACACCTATATCTGTTATTCCTAAGTTTGTAGATATTGTAGTAAACGGAATGTCTGACAGATTGTTTAAAGTAAAAGCTTATGCCGAAGACGCAATGTCGGCAGAAAAAAGAAATCAATTTCAAACAATGATAGAGGGGCAAATGATTGCTAAACCTTTATTAAGTCAAATATCTCAAGATTTTGGTGTAGATGTTTTTACAGTACCAGAAGAAACTTTACCAACAGATGATCAAGAGTTAGAACTTTACATGAATCTTAAGTTCAAGCCAGCTATAGAAATAGCTGAAGAAGAAGCTATTAATACTTTACTTGCAGAAAATCATTACGATGATACAAGAAAAAGAGTTGATATGGATTTAATGGTGTTAGGTATAGGAATGACTAGACATCAGTTTCAGTTAGGACAAGGAGTTGTTATAGATTATGTAGATCCAGCAAACGTTGTATATAGCTATACAGAAGACCCATATTTTAAAGATTGTTTTTATTGGGGTGAAATTAAAACAGTTGCGATTACTGAGCTTATAAAAATAGACCCTAAGATTTCTTTGGAAGAAATGGAAACAATCTCTAAATATAGTCAATCTTGGTATGATTATTTTAATGTAGCTCAAATGTATCAAAACAGCATGTTTGCTAGAGACACATGTACATTATTATATTTTAATTATAAATCTACAAATACTTTTGTATATAAAAAGAAAGAAACTTCTGAAGGAACATTTAAAACGGTAGAGAAAGATGATCAGTTTAATCCTCCACCAGAAATGATGGAAGAAGGAAACTTTGAAAGAGTTGAGAAAAGAATTGATGTATGGTATGAGGGTGTAATGGTAATGGGAACTAACATTATATTACAATGGAAAATGATGGAAAATATGGTTAGACCAAACTCTTCTAATCAATATGCATTACCTAATTACGTAGCTTGTGCGCCTAGGATGTACAAAGGAAACATAGAATCATTAGTTAGAAGAATGATTCCATTTGCAGATTTAATACAAATGACACATTTAAAAATTCAACAAGTAGTTTCAAGAGTTGTTCCTGATGGAGTCTTTATTGATGCTGATGGTTTAAATGAAGTTGATTTAGGTACAGGAAACGCTTACAATCCTGAAGACGCTTTGAGGCTATATTTTCAAACTGGTAGTGTTGTAGGAAGAAGTTATACTCAAGACGGTGAGTTTAATAACGCTAAAGTTCCAATCACACAATTAACTTCTAATAGTGGTGCTAGTAAAATGCAAATGTTAATTGGAAACTATAATCATTATTTAGATATGATTAGACAGGTTACAGGTTTAAATGAAGCTAGAGATGGTAGTATGCCAGACCCTAATTCATTAGTTGGTGTTCAAAAACTTGCTGCATTAAATTCTAATACAGCAACACGTCATATTTTACAATCAAGTTTATATATCACTAAAACAATAGCTGAAGCATTATCAATAAGAACAGCAGACATATTAGAGTATGCAGATTTTAAGAATGAGTTTGCTATGCAAATAGGAAAATATAACGTTTCTATAATAGAAGAAATTAAAAACTTGTATTTACATGACTTTGGAATATTTATAGAAATGTCTCCAGATGAAGAAGAAAAAGCAATGCTTGAGCAAAACATTCAAATGGCCTTGTCTAAAGAAAATATAAGCTTAGAAGATGCTATAGATATTAGAGAGATTAATAATCTAAAAATGGCTAATCAATTACT